TGGGAAGAAGAACTTCTAGTCCAAATAGCAGAAGGATGGTTAATGTGACAAGCCTTGTAGAGATTAGATTCCCTTGGTTCATCGAGTTTGAATCTCTTAACTTTGCGATTGCCACTATTGGAAGGACCATAATAAGAAAACCCATCGATAACTCGATGAGCAGTAGAAAGAAGTTGGGCATATTCGACAATCATTTTAACAACATGTTTGTCAACGTGTTCTTGAGCACAAGTGACAGGGTTATAATCTAGATAGAAGATGTTCATTGTTCTTCAGTATTTTTCACTCTAAATTCTTCTTTGATTTTACTACGAATTCGTTGGTAAAAGCTGAGAATATCATGATTGTTATTATATAAAAGACCACATTCTTTGGCCATTTCAATTACTTCTTGATTATTCATTAGTCGATCCTCAGAGATGGTTGAATTTCTTCACAGTCGCAGGGCATTTCTACCCAACCAAGAGCTTCAGAAACATTTGGAAATACACATGAAAAGATGCACTTGATTTCATTTGCGATATCCATGTGTTCTTGTTGTGTTCCATTTGCTGATCTCAGTTTAACATAATGAATCCAAGAACGGCAAGATCCAGTCATGTAAATTCTTGTTGGAGTGGCCAAAGGCAGAACAAAACGAGCACATTCCTTTGCTACACCATGTTCCAGAAGAGTTCTATAAAGAGTATTTGCAGCTGCAAAATGTTCTGCAATCATTCCTTGAAGTCCAAGTTTTTCATACTCTCCCATATCATCAATAGAATTTTGTCGATTCTTTGTATCTTGACGACGAAGATTTGGTACAGGGATGTGTTCTGTTATGAGATTAGTATCTGCATAACGTTGTGAAAATTCTTGGAAGGTAAAAGATCTATGACGAAGAATTTGAGCTGCGATACCACGAGAAGTTTCAATCTCAATAGTCATTGTGGATTGTTCAAATACAGACCAATGGTTATGATCAATACAATACTTAAGAAGTTTTGCAAAGTTAGGATTGCTTTGGTTATTCGGATTACTAACTCTAGCAATGTAGGCCATAGTCGTCTCAGCTTGTGGTGTAACCGAAATAAGTCTACACATTTTTGTCATCTTCTACTCTCCGCATCAGAACTTTTACTACACCATTTAAACACAGGGCTTGAAAATAATCAATGCCCTTGGCTTGGAGATATCCATCTCCATAAATTGATCCTATAGAAAATTTCCATAAGAACATTAGTAATAAAGGAGATACTAAAAAGAATTCTATAAATTGTCTAACTCTTTTTACATTTAACTCTTTAGTCTCTTCTTCCTCTTCTCGTTTTTTGATTAAATCTTCGGGGTTAAAACTAAGTATACTACTTTTTTTCATTGTTAATACTCGGCATTAATTTAGGATTAACTCTACCTTCTGTCCAGACAATAGACTGAATAGAACCAGGACCATATGTGTCATAGTAGAAGTCAAATGCATCTACCATTCTTGGAGCCCTGGCAATATCATATCTAACCTCACCATCAACAATATAAGTAATTAACTTAGCATCTTGAGGTAAGCTTTTATCTTTAGACTCATGTTTAGAGCAATTTTGAAAAAGTATTTTACAATTATACTTCATGAACGTCCCCCCCACTTAATTTGTGGGAAGGATTCTTGTACAACATTTTTAGTAACTCTATACTTTTCTTGAAGTCTTCCGTCTTTTACAAGGACAAGTAGTTCAGCTTCTTCCTTATGAAGTCCCTCTAAAAGTTGAATAAACAACATTTCTCTACGAGTCTTTGTAATAGAATCATTTCCACCTTTCAAAAAGTTATGAAGGGTTCTATGTTCTTTCTCTAAAACTGTATGTTCTGTTCCTTTTGGAGCCTCATTTGGAGTGAAGGGAACTTCACCTTCAGGCAGAAGAGAGATAACACTCTCATCAAAATTCCAAATAAGAATGGCTCTTAAACCATCACTGTTATGTTCTTGAAACAATTTGATTTTTTCTTGTTTTGTTTTAGCGTTAGATACTTTTTGTAGTACCTCTGAAATTAACAATCTCATTTTAAAACTCCTGCAAATGCATTATATGTTCTTGTAGTTTGTGTTTGATAAAGTAATCAAGAATTTTATTTCTAGAGGGAAGTTCACTTTTGTGATATTCATCCAAGATTGATTCTTTTATTTCTTCTGGAATATAATCGAGGTCGATTAAAGTTCTATTCCTATTATAGTTATCGAGCTGTTCTTTTGTAAATGAAGATTCAATATCCTTTGATATTAATGTATCCAAAAACTTTTTAGAGATAGGTCGTTGTCTTTTTTTAGCCGAGAAAGTGTCATCGTCTGAAAAAACATTAGGAATTGCATCACTTCTATCACCTTTGATAACATGTTCTTGAGTGAACCTCCTAGGATCCTCACCGATAACATATTTTTTAGCAACAGGATTATATTGTTTTACAAATGGATACTTCTGTAACTGAATGAAATCTTTATCACCAGACAGAATTAACACCTTCTGAGGCGGCTGCATATCCCTTTGCAATCTAATATTTTTAATAGCAATTTCTTTACACATGATAGCAATAATATCATCTGCTTCAGAACCTTCAACATTCATAATTCTATAGGGCATATTCTCCCTAATCTCATCTCTAATTTTGTTTAGAGTTTCAAAAATTGAAGTCCAATTAAGTTCTGACTTTTCCCTATCTTTTTTTCTAGTACATTTATAATATGGAAAAAAGGATTTTCTCCAATAACTTTTAGAATCATAACATAATATCATTTCACCATATTCACTGAACTTTTGTTTATAACTTCGCAAACAATTCAGTACAATATGCCTTACAATATTCTCATCTAATTCTTCTTTATCTTTAACTTGAACCATGATACTTGATATCATCACTTGGTTCATATCAATGAGAATCATTTTTTACTCCTCGTTGTCATTTTCATCATTAAAAAAATCATCATCTATATGGAGGTACATTAATTCATCTTTAGTAAGATTTCCATCTTGATCATACATTTCTGGATGGAAGATACTTTTAGCATATGAAGCATGTTCTAACCATTCACAATATCTGTCGTTAACAAACCACCCCATAAAGAAACCAACAATTAATGTTAGTAGTATTGTGAAGAAAAGTAGAATCTGCGTTTCCATTTTAGTCTCCGTAAGGTTAAATCATTAAACAAAAATTAATACCTCCTGTGAGACTTATTACTATTTATTTTATTAGAGAAGATTTTGTTCTCTGAGATGTGAAATAGCTTCTGTCGCCCCACCAACAAGATTTCCATTAATAAAAACTCTTGGGAAAGTAGAACCTTCACCAAACATATTTACAAACTCAGTACGATCAAAATCTTCAAATAGTTTGCGTTCTACACAAGACCATCCTTTAGAATTAACAACTTGTTTAATCATGTCACAATAAGGACAACCATCACGAGTGTAAATTTCTATATTCATAATAGATTAGCAATGTAAATCCTTCTTTTTAGAAGGGAAGTCGGGGTGAGAGGGATCGAACCTCCGACATCCTGCTCCCAAAGCAGGCGCGCTACCGCTGCGCTACACCCCGATGTTAACGGATTTCAAACTCCATTTTTCTGGGCACCCTCCTATTATAATCCTCTAAAGGATTCTTGTCAACCTTTTTTTCCTTTGGTTTTGTAAATCCCTCTATGGTTGTGACCATAGAAAGATCCTCAGCACTTATTACTGGGCATCCATTTCTATCTATTCTAAGGTATGTATGATTATCACACCCGCAAGACTTTCCTTTATTAGTTTGTGTTACTTCTAATTCAACTCCACATGCCTTACATCTGATCCTTGCCATTAGACTTTCTCCACTTTTCAAATTCCTTTTGATCTTTATCAAGTTGTCGTTTTAATTTAATTTTCATAAAATATTTAATAATGTCAATACGAAATAATTTTAATCTTAATTCTATATATTTGGGAACATTGGGATCTTCAAATAGTACAAATACTATTATGAATAATATAGAGAGATAAAAATATTGTAAAAACATAAGCGTTACTAATTTAACGGAGAGGGTAGGATTCGAACCAACGGATGCTTTCACATCGGCAGTTTTCAAGACTGCTGCCATAAACCACTCGGCCACCTCTCCAATAATGTTAATAATCTAGAATGTAATTATTATTCTTCTGGAGGATCTTCGGGAGGATTTTCTGAATAAAATTTTTCAGTAATTTGATCCATCATTTTAACTTCATAAAGAGGATTCTTCTGAAGTTTAAACCACTTCTTCATTTTACTACGACGTTCTGTTTGTGTCAAGTTATTATCGTCGAGAATCTCATTGTACCTAGCCAATTCTTTTCCATATTTGAAAATCTGTTTGTCAAGATAACGAGTCTTGTTAGCCTGAGCATACCTACGTTGCAGTTCTTCTTCGTTCATCAAAAATCCTCAGTGTAAAACTATTTAGTCAATAAAAAAGGAGGGGTTCCACCCCCTCCAAAGTTACCATAAGTCAAACCATTTGTCAACCGATGGCAGGTGCGGTGAGAGCAACAGGAGTTGCATTGCTGGAAGCAAGGTCCAGAGGGAAGTTGTGAGCATTACGCTCGTGCATCACTTCCATACCAAGT